TTGTTTATCGTCAAGGTTGAAAGCAAACCAAGCATCAACGCAACCATACCAAGCAAGACGAGAAGAGTGTGGATTACTGTATTCATACCTATATATTACCTCTTGTTATACTACTTTGCAATACTAGGAACAATAAATTTCACCCTCTTCATCATGCCCAGACTGGATGCAATGCTGGAGGTTTGTTCCTACTGGCGAATAGGTCATTGTTACTACCAGCTTTTGAAAGAACTCTTTGCCATAGCGTTTGATAATAAGGTCAAGGGTTTTCTGGACAACGACATTGAGATTCTCAAAAGTAAACTCACTGTTACCCCAATGATTAGGAGTTAACGACGCCGTGTCGCCCTTGACTGAACGGGAGCTGATTTCTACCGACTTGATAGTGTAAAGGTTTTCCATACCGTAATTATATCACATAGTGTATACCTGTCAAATAAAAAATAAATTTGACAAAGTTTTTCAGGCACGGTAAATACCGTGCCTGAAGATAGATTGCAAAAAAAATAAAAAAATAATTATCCCTTGACTTTCGCCAAGGGATATGATAAGTCTACTCTGCGTAGACTTTCAGTTCATTGGTTTCAGGAATGTACCTGGTTTCAAAGTCGTCAGAGTTGATGAAGTCTGCAATCTTTGCATTGAATTCTTCTTCTGTCATACCTTCGGTATAACCAAGGTCGGACATGGAGAGTTCCCAGAAACGGTTGGTGGAAAACTCAAGTTCTACTTTTGTATCTTTGTTCATGCCTATATATTACAGCACGATATACACTTTTGCAATACTTATTTATGTATGATCTATTAACTAAATAAGCCTTGCAATAATATATACAAAGTGATATATTATGTACATGAACGATATGAATCACATCACAGCCCTCGCCATGGAAGTTGGAATGCAGAAAGCATATGTGGAGATTCTGCATAGGATGCTTAAAAACAGCGTCAAGAATCAGTTTACCCTTGCTGAAGCAGACCGTATACTTGCAGAATCACAAACTGCCAAAGAAAGAGCAAAAGCAAAAGCAATGGAGATGTAGGTCTTACCACATATCCAATATCTTGTCAAGTAAAAAAAATATTTGACAAGATATTATAGGCTTGGTATTTACCAAGCCTGTAGTAGGATTGCAAAAAATATTAAAATAAAATATCCCTTGACATTTGTCAAGGGATATGATCAGCCTACTCTTGTTAGGATTGATCCCTATCCCATTCTTCAAGAGCAACTTCTGTTGCATCTTGAAGCAACTCACTCATTGACATTGTTGGGTTTTGCCTTAGGAGTATGGCTAACTCAACAACAACGTATCCTTTGAAGGATGGATCACCTTCGACGTGATCATTGACGAACTGGATGATTGGGTCAGTAGTGTTTCTCATACAAGTAGTATATCACATTGTATATACCTGTCAAGATATTTTATAAAACATATATGAACAATGCAGATCCAGAATTGTATCCTGTTGATTATGATAATATGATCTCTGACGTATGGTTATATGTTAATCCATTAACTGGTAAGCATGCTAAAACAACTAACAATGGTCGTTTAGCAGTTTTCCTAAATGAAAGGATCGGACGTAGTTATGAAACAGTGTCTACAGCATTGTCAGGAATGATAGGATATACAGCTAGTTGGGATGAAATGATTGATATAGCGAACAAGCAGACAGGTGGATCCTATGAACTCTTTACTAATCATTGTAACTAACGTATTATTTGTATGTTTCATTATGTGGTTGTTTGTATTTTGGTATATGGCTTGGAAGAATGGCAAAGATAATAAATAAGACAGATCATGTTATAGCGCTTATGATAGATGGCGAATGGGAAACTATTATGCCCTATGGTCTATCCTGTAAGTTAAAAGCAACTAAATCAGAACCTATAGTAAAAGATGGTATACAGTTTAACCCTATACGTTATGATAGTGTTATAGAACTACCTAATAGACAACTAGGCACTATCATCATTGTAGAGAGAGAAGTAGCCTTGTTCTTATGGAAAACCAAGTATAGGGAAGATGTCTGTTACTTAGACTACCCTTTAGTTAGAGATGATAAGTACAATAGTCTTGCTGCTATGAGTCTTGTATGTATGAGTGAAGCACTTGTACGTTATTGTTTGTAAGACTATTCTCCCCTTTACTATTTAGAGTGGTAGGGGGGGGTATGTTAGAATAATCGTTGGGTTCCCGCTCCCCCCGTCAAAAAAAAAGGCCATATGCGAGAAAATCGTAGGCTATATTTTGGGGCACATAGGGGGGGCTTATAATTTTCGAGTTTTCCCCCAGATATAACCATCCTTTTTGCCTTGGTATATATATAAATTTTCTCCCCTACATTTTGGCCCAGGAAAGGAAGGGGGGGTGGTTAAGTTTTTCCGTTTTCCCCTGAGAATAACCATCCTTTTTGTGTTGTATTGGTATATAGTTTTTGGCCAAGATTGTCTGATAAAGTTTCTGACAAATATATTTATTCTTCGATAATATTTTTTTGTCAGAGTTTTATCAGAGTTTAGGGGAGAGTTATTATCTGTACAAAACCCTTATAATGGTTTTTGAAGAAAAAAGTCTCAATGATATTTTGGCTACTAATAAGTTTGCTAATCTTTTTTTAGTTGTAAGCCAGGATAATGTTGGTGCCTGTGATTACAAAATTGTTTCGAGGCTTGATGGTAAAGATAGTAAAGTTCCATTTTTATTTTCATATATAAATGGCAATCATAAGATCGCAAGCAATGTTCTGCTTCATATTAGTGATTTATTAGAAGAAAAATTTTCTTTAAGTGAAATATGTTCTAGAGCAGATTTAAATAATAAAACAATTTTGGGTTATGCTGGTAAGGATAATAAACGTGATAAGTATTGGTTAGTTAGTTGTAATATTTGCAATCATAAGAGTAAGCTTCTTAGTAGATTTTTTTCTGTTTGTAAAACTTGTGGTGTAATTTCAAAAACAAATACTTATGAGCATTTTAGTAGTTGTGCATCAGTCAAGCATAACGATAAGTATATTTACAGTCCTGACGGCTATGTAAATACTACTACTAAAATACCGATTTTTTGTACTAAGTGTCAAGATTATTTTATGCAAACACCTCACAAGCATTTGCAAGGTGATGGTTGTCCAAGATGCAATGAATCAAAAGGCGAGATGAGGATTGCTCAATATTTGGCTAAAAAATATATTAAGTTTGTGAGAGATAAATATTTTAAGGGGTTGAGGGATAAAGGGCCACTTAGACCAGACTTTTATTTATCAGAATTAGTTTTATTTATTGAGTTTGATGGCGAGGGTCATTACTTGCCTTGTTTTGGATCTACCTTAGAGGAAAAGAAGAAAAATTTAGAGGATTGTCAGCGCAGAGATCGTGTAAAGGATGAGTGGGCAAGAGAGAACAATATTCCTTTACTGCGAATACCTTATTGGGATTTTGATAAGATTGAAGAATTGATAGATGCATTTATTCTTCAACACACTAAGAAGAAAGAGACGAAGCAATTAGTTTTAGACATATAAAAAGAGGGAGATTTTATTCTCCCTCTTTTTGTTGCAGCATACTGTTGAAATATTGTATTAGTCTCTTGGATCCCAGAATGGATTTTTTCTTTTATATTTTTCTTCAGCAATTGAAACACCCATATTGTTTGAGAATCCATTTATCATTCTTCCTATAAGTAGTTTCCAAGAAGGTGAGAAGTGTTCAATCTTTGCGCTTCCATTTTTGCTTTTGTATGTTTCGAAGGCTTTTTCTGCACCAGAGTCTGTCATTGCTTCTTCTAGTTCTACATTTGAAAAACTTGTTTTAATCATCGCATCTATCATGACATTATTTTATCATATATTCTGTGATTTATTATTGTTCAAGTTTATCAGGAAGATATTTTTTTGTATACGTATGATTTTATTAAAATCTGTTGCTTGGACTTCCTCTAGGTGCTTCAGGCAATGAATAATCTGTTGATTCAAATCTGTTTCTTATGCTTTCTGAATAATTTTCATTTGGTGCTTCAGGAGTTGCAAGATCTGTTGATCCAAAAGGAGATTCAGGTTGTGCATTTTGGCTTACATTATTAGACAATGAAGAAATTTCTTGTACTTTTCCACTTAGTTTCTTTCTTGTAACATTTGCTTCTTCAAAAGAACTTTGTATTTTCTTTGTGAGCCTAATCATCATTTCTTCGTCTCTACCATATTGACTAAACATTTCTTGTTGTAATCTTTTGAATAATCTGTTAAGGTCTTCAAGTTCTCCGCTTAATCTATTTGATAACGCATTAACTTGGCTCATAACTTGATTTATATCATTTGATTCAATCTGTGAAGTGATTTTTCTTTTTACGTTAGATAGTGTGAAAGCATCTTCAAACATTTCATTTTCTTCAAGAATTTTTGCAATATCATTTAATGATGCAATTATTTGTCTTTTATTCATTTTATTGCCCAGGTTTTTCGGGTGAGTATTTTGTTGTGTATGCAGGTTGAGTAGTATCTTCAACTAATTCATTATTTGACATATATTGTGGATTAATGCCTGCTCTTCCTGTTTTCAAAACATTTTTCAAAGCAAGTAATACCAATCCTCTAAGTTGAGATGATTGGTCCTTGACTCTAGTGTTTTCTTTATCACTTGCTATTGGAAGTCCATAATTTTTGGAACTTTCTTCATCGATTGGTGCTTGTCTAATATTCTCATCACGCAATTTATTATATTCTGACCAAATATTATTAAGTGTTTTAGCATATTTTGGATCAGTGTTATAGTTTTCAGGTGGATAATTTTTAGCAATCATATCAAAAACTATTTCATATAATGCAGGTTTTTCTCTTACTAATTTGAGTTCTTCTATTGTTTTTAAAACAAAAACTGCAAAATCAGTTGCAGATTTTCTCATACTCATCAGGAATTGTTTCTTGTTTAAATCATCATCCATTATGTTTGATATATCTGCATTTCCTAAATCAAATGGACTTAATTTTTGAGAAGTTTCATCTTCTTGTGCTAATTTTTTCATAACATTAGTGATAGCACTTGATTCTTGATAGAGTCCATCATTGTCGAGTGTATTAGCAATATTATTTAATGATGCTATAATTTGTCTTTTATTCATTTTTTTCCTTTTTTGTCAGTGATTGGTCCGCCTGTCACCCAAGCATCACAAGTTCTTTTGGCTGCACATTTAAATTTTAAGAATTTGCAGTAACCCAATTTTCCAGCATTTATAGTTTCAGTTGCATCTTCTCCGATACCACTTTCTATACAATCTAATGTTTTTGTAGTAATATCAAATGCTGCACAATTTCCGCAGAGCATATTTTTTACTTCTGAAAGATCGTCATTTTTTTAAGCCAGAACTTATCATTTGGTTGAGAAGGGTCTGCTGGGCCATATCCATATTCGTTTATGGCTTTTTGCCTATTTTTCAGGTTCAATTTGATGTCTTGAGTTGCGTCTGGACAATCTTTTTCTTTCTCTGCTAATTTTGTTATAGTAAAGTTTATTTGATTTGCAAGTAATATCTTGTCATTTGATTCTAAAACTTCTGCTATTTTGATTAAGTTTTTGAGAACATTTAGTTTTTCCATAATAAAATATACTTTTTAGGAATTTCTTATTCCTGTTCATAAAATAACTAGTATGAGAATAAATCCTATTACTGTTGATAAATTAAAAGATTATGATTGGTATTACAGTGAAGATCATAACTCTTGGTATTATTATAAAGACAGAAAAGTATCAGATTACAATTACACAGAGTTAGATGAAACTTTAGATCCTGGTATTAGTATGATTGTTAATTTTATTAACAAACAAGGATTCAAGACTCTACCTAGTTGTGAGGGTCATAGAAGAACATTTAATTTTTGCAAGAAGGCTTGGAAGAGTTTATTGTCTGATCAAAAGAAAATTAGGACCTCTGGTTTATGGTTAAATAATTGCGAAAACAGCGACAAATATTATCTTTATGATCCAAACTGGGAATTGCCGTTTTCTTATGAGGAATTTAGGGATATTTGTTCTGGAAGGCATGAAGTTATTGGCTACGTTGGGTTTATTTGTGAAGACGAAAGAACTTATAATTTGTTAGATGGATTGTTTGATAATAGTTCTTATGTAAGTGTTGAGTTTGACGGTAAAGTTATTGAAATATTTAACAACTCTAAGAGTGACAGTGTAAGAAAAGAGAATTGGGATTTAATATATAAGGTGTTAAGAGAAGTCTTGTGATTAATTTTTTTGTTTTTTTATTATTATTAGATTCAAAAGTGGATTACAAAGATTATTGTAAGAGTTGTCATGGTGATGCTAAGAGTTTTTATTCAGGAGTAATAAAGACTAAAGATTTACCTAATACAGTTGACGTTATGATGAAAAACTATGGGCAAGAGATTTACAGCAAAAAGCGTGTAGCTGAAATGTTGAAATATGCTAAAAGTTTTAAAGGTGCAAAGAAATGATTTATTTATTAGTATTTTCTGCGTTGGTAAATTTGATTTTATTTTATATCTTATTTAAACAAGTTCGTGATGGACGTATGTTGATAAAACTGAATGATAGTTTGGATGATCAACTTACTTCATATAAGGTGAGTCAATCATTATTAATTGAGAAAATGCGTGAGATGGAACTTTTGTCTCAAGAGCAAGTAGAAGAATTGAGTAGAGTAAGTCTTTTAGTAGAAGATCGTAAATTTATTGTTGGTACTAAAGTAAAGTGGATTGATGGTAAGGGCGAGGAAGAATTTGGATTAGTTTGTGATGATTTTGTTTCTGAAGATAAAAACTTTGTAGTTGTTCGTAGCATGAAAAACGACAAACTGATGGGAAGATATTTCACTATTAAAGCTGAGCGTTTAAGTTTAGTATAATGATCGTGTGAGAATTGTATTTTTTATTGAATTATGTTTTTATTTCTTTTGGGCTTTTGATAGTGAGAATATAATCCAATGGTTCTTATATGCACTATTGATGTGGACTAGTGGATATTATTTACACAAATATAATTGGGAAAAAAGAAAGAGCTATAGGATTGCTATAGCTCTTTACAGTTTATTTATTTTCTTAGTAGTTAGTTGTTGTAGATTTGTTTCATTCGTCGGGAATAATATCACCCTGTAAATCGTTTAAATTCTTTTTTTGCTCTCTCTGAACATCGTGTGCGTGAGATATTGAAATTTGAAATTTGTCTATTGTTTCAACTGT